TTCCATTAGTCGTTAATGCTTGACCATTAGTACCATCAGAAACATTAAGTTGCGTTATACCAACAGAATTATCTACTAATTGATTTGCTCCAACGCTATCATCTGGTGGAGTAATAGTTCCTACAGCTTTAGCTTGATGAACAACATAAATATTGTTTGTGCCGGTAGGAGGTGCACCAGTAAACGATAGTGTTGTTCCAGAAACAGTGTATGCTGAGTTAGGGTCTTGTCTTACATTACCAACAAATACTTCTATGTCTAATGTTGAACCCGGTGCTACATCTAATGTAAAATCTGTTGTGCTATTATCACCATTAAACCTCTTACCTTGAAGAGATTGAAATTGGTTAGTAGTATCTATAGGTGTCCCTAAGTATCCCATTCTACGTTATCTCCATGATTGACACAGCAATGTCAGCCGCACCCGATGCTGTTAATTTTAACACATCAGTCGTCTCCATTACTATTTTATTTCCACTTAATAGTTCTAGTGTACCGCCCACAGGAACTGGTGCATTGGTTACTAACTCAACATCTTGGTTAGCTTCATCGTTCGCACCTGCTCTGTTTGTTGTATCAGAACTCAACGTAACTGTTGCAGTGATTTGACTAGTTGTTGTATTTCCTATCATGACACCAAGAACAACAGTTGTTGTTGAACTGGCTACAGTATAGATAACGTCTTCACTAGTTACCCCTGCTTTAGTTATTGTTTTAAAAGTATTAGCCATTTATCCTCCTATTATCCTAAAGCAATTGCCAGTGCCGTTGGGTCTTCTGTAGAAAATCCTTGCCCTGTCATATAAGTTGTTAATCTAGATAGTGCCGCTTTTCTATTTGTTCCGCCTGCACCATCATCTACTACTATTAAATCAGATGTAGTTAAATCTGCTCCTATATCTGTAGCACCATCGATGTCTACAGCGTCTACGGAAACTTTGTTTGCTGTTGAAATTGTTGCTAGTTTTGAATCAGCAATTGCCGCACTTGAATTAATATCTGCATTGACAATACTATCTGATAAATTTAATTTTGAATATACTATTGCGGCACTAGCATTAACATCATCGTTAACAATAACACCAGAACCAATAGCCGCAACACCAGTATCAGCTATAGATATATCTCCCGATACAACATTGTCAATCCATTTTGATGTTCCTGTATCATAAAATAATAAAGAAGCATCTGCAGGACTTGTTATATTAGTGTCTGTTAATTCTGATAATTCATTAGCGGTAGCTACTTGTGAGTCAACATAAGCTTTAATACTTTGTTGTGACGCTACAGCCGTTGCTGAATCTGAAGACATTGTATCTTCATCTAAGAATGCTGTACCACTTAGTGTGCCATTTAATACTGGGCTTGTTAAAGTTTTATTTGTTAATGTTTGAGAACCTGTTAATGTTGTTACAGTAGAGTCAATTGCTATATCATTAGCATTTGCTGTTATACCTGTACCCCCAACAACGTTTAGGGTTACATCACCGCTTGTTCCGCCACCAGTTAAACCATCACCGGCAACAACAGAAGTTATATCACCTGTAGGTACTGTTGCTACCTGTGCATCAACATAAGCTTTAATAGATTGCTGTGTTGCTAATTGTGTAGCAGAATCAGATGCCATGTTATCTTCATCTAATACGGCTGTACCAGATACGCCTGTATTTAAAACAGCACTTGTTAATGTTTTGTTTGTTAATGTATCAGTTGTAGCTCTACCTACTAAAGTATCTGTAGAAGTAGGAAGAGTTAGTGTACCTGTGTTAGAGATACTTGAAATAATAGGTGTTGTAAGAGTTTTATTTGTAAGAGTCTCTGTTCCTGCTAGAGTTGCAAAAGAACCATCCGATAAGGCAGTGTTAAATTCTGCTGTTGTACCAGTAAGTGTACCCTCTGATAAATCTAAAGTTAAAGTGTTATTAGCACTATCAATAGTTTTATTTGTTAATGTTTTTGTTGTTGCAGATAAATAAGTGTCTAAATCTGTCATTGCTACCTGTACCATTGTACCGGCATCATTAAAGACAACTCTATCAGCACCTGCTACTGTTGTTGATGTAGCTGCTGTATCACCATCAAGAATATTTAATTCGGTAGTGGTAATTGTAGCACCGTCTAAAATTTCTAACTCAGCTTCAGATATTTCTGCCGCACCAATTGTTACTGTTCCTGCAAAAGTAACATTAGCACCACTAAAGGTCATTGCAGTAGTTGGCGTAGAACCCGATTTAATTATTAATTCACCAGAACTATTTGTTAAACTACCATAAGTAGTACCACCATCTTTTAATACAATGTCTGCACCATCTGCATCTAAAGTAATATCACTAGCCGCATCAATAACAACAGCACCATCAGATATTACATCTAATTGACCATCTGTGCTTGAATATACATATGTTCCTGTATCTTGAAAATATAATTTTTCTGTACTGTTAACAAGAATATCATCAGAGAATTTAAAGTAATCCTCATCTTCCATCCATGTTAATAAACCGTCATTTGTTTCCCCATCGAATGTAACAGCTATGTCTGTAGCGGCTGTACCATCACCAATAGTAAGTGCTGTGCCTAATAACTTTGTTATTGGCCCGCCTTCTCCTGTTGTTCCGTCATGGGTATGACCTGTACTAGAAGCAAATGCTGATTCTATCTGATTGAACTCATTATTAAAATGAGATGCCTCAATCGTAGAACCATCAGTAATGTTTCCAGATTCTTGTCTTGTGTATGTTGTTCCCATTTATCTTCTTCCTCCGGGTATAAATTCTAATTGGTATCCTTTAAATGATATTGGTAAATTATTGGATGATTCTTCTACACGAATTGCTACAGTAAATCCTCCACCTTCAACAGATTGTCTAACTAAGTTAGCACCTGATGAACCATAAACTGCTGTTCCATATGTTGAACTAGCTAATCCATAAATTGCTATTCCTGCTCCTGTTGATAAAGTATATGGGGCAGGTTGCGGTATATCGGGACTATCAAAATCATAACGTAATTTAAAATTAGCATCTACGTTACCATCATTTTTATAGTTCCAAATAACTCGTTGCATACTTTTACGAATACCGGGGTCTCCCATTGTCATATCCGGTGTTCTGTAAAAAGCATTTATATTTACTGTTCCAGATGCTCTAGTAAATACATTTCCAGATTCTTGCTTATAAACATATCCATCATATCCGCCAGATATAATTGTTTCATTTCCACTGATAAAATCAGAATCTGAACTTGATGTTTTTAATCCTATTATTTCTGAATACTCAAAACCTAATTGGCCTGTATTAGGATTTACTTTTGTAACTAATATTAATCCTTTTGCAGATGCTTCTGATTGGTCAGCACTTGTTGGATAAAAAATACGATATTGTGATTTTCCTCTTATAACAAGTGAATTAACATTATGTGTAGTAATATCATCTGTAATTTCTTGTACTTGTTTAGATATAGTTCCTAACTCTACGTCACCGATTTTATCTGTACCGGCAATTGTACGAAGTCCATCTGGTGCTAAAAATATAACATCACCTGCAAATTCTTGTATACTTCTACCATCAACACAACCTATTTTTCTAGTTACTGGTTGTAAAGTAAAATCTGCTAAAGATGTTCCAACTAATTTAAATATTGCATCTTCACACAATATAAATAGATTATCACGAAAAACTTTTAATCCTACAACATTTGAGTCAACTTTAATTTCACCACCACCATTTGCTGATGTAAAATCATTAGTAGCAAACGGAGCCATAAATTTAACTGATTGTTTATTACTTCCATCACCAGAAAAAAATATGTGATTTTTAAATATTTCAACAAATTTAAAATTAGCACTTCCTGTTGCATTTACATTAGTAACACTATAACTTGTATCGATAATTCTAGGAGTAGATGTTGCTGAACAGATAACTATTTTTTCTGTTCCATTAAAGTTAAACTTTTTAAACTCATAGTTTTGAGTAGGTGTTCCTAAGCCTGTTACAACAGATGTCCATGAACCTGTTGTTCCTGCATAATGAATACTACCACCTCTTGCTGCTAAAACAACGCTATTAAAGATAGCAGACATTACTACTCGTTCTGATGATGCAGATACTTGGGGTACAATATTAGTATTATATTTTGTTGTCCCTAATATTTTTTTATAACCACCAGTTATATCTGGTTCAAAATTTTTTAATTCTCTTGCCTCTCCCGGAGACATAGAGAATACATCTTTATCGAGTACTAATCCCCCACCAAGGCTTGTTACAAATGGTGATATTTGCGAAGTGTTTGGCATTAAATTTTACCATATACTCTTAAATTAACTCGTTCATCTCTCATATATTCTGGTTTAATAACTAAATCATTATGCAATCGTTTTAAACCATCTGTATATTCTTTATTAGCAATCATTGCATGCTCTGGGTCAGAACGTAAATTGTATGCATAGTATCTTGCTTTTGCTACAATTAAATCTGCATATCTATCATCTAAATCTGGGATATCACTATAAGCAGATAATTCTGTGTGTTCTTTCCAGTATTCAAATACTATTTGATAATTACTCTTATCGGGTATAGGTGTTAAACCTAATTTACCACTTTGAGTTTTATATACATAAGCGGGCTCACCTTGTGCTGAACTTAAATTTGCAATATCTCTTTCAGAAAAACGTCTTACCCAATCATCGTATGATAAAAATGGTAATCGTTGTACTCCGATATTTCTTGATATGCGAACATAATCAACATCTAAATTTGTACTATCAGAATTTGTTAAAGTTAAATAAGTTGTGTTTGCAGGAGCTGTAAAAGTATTTTCATAAACTTTTATTTCTCCATAATTTGTTACAGATGCTGTTGCATTTAATGTACCACTTGCACCTGCAGATGTTCCTATTTGAATGGATAAAGATGAACCGCTACTAGATGAATCAAAAAATCCTACTTGTATTTTATATTCTTCATTTTTAGTTAATGTTAATGCTTGATATGCACTAGATGCATCTAATCGCATTCTACCATTACCCCCAGAATTATAAGCAGGAGTACCACTATTAGTTGTCCAACTTGTTATATCAGAAGTAAATTCGCCATTTGCTGTTTCTTCTTTTGGTTTTAAATAAAATGTATCCCAGTCTATTTTACGCCATTGTAAATCACCCGTTTGTGGTGAATCTGTTGTAGGTAAAGCATATTCTCTTTGACCGGCATTTGTATAATAATAACTTTCTTTATGTAAACTTGGCAGTTCTTCTAGCTCATTATAAATATCATGAAGAGCTCTATTAACAAAATTTTTTACAGAAGTTTGCATACCACGTGCAGAACTAAAAGTAGAAGATGTTAATTCTACTTCATTCAAATCATTCAGCACTCTATTTGCTAATACTAAGTATGTTGCCATTAAACTCCTAAATTTGTTTTATTAAATCCCGGTACAGGAAAACTTTTAAATTCTATACAGTATGCATCGACAACCATGTTAGATTTATAAAAATCACTTTGTAATTCATAGGCATTTAAAAATGCAACTTGTGATTCTCTACATCTAAATTCAGTATCATATAAAAATGTACTTGTTTTAACTGAAGGCCAGTTAGGTGATGACATTACTGTTAGTAATAAAAAAACTTTAATCATAATTTATGTGGGGACTAAGCCCCACTTTTTAATTTATTTTAATTTCTCTTGGTTGTTTTTCTTTTGGTAATTCTTGTACCAAATCTATATCTAACAAACCATTTTTAAGTTTAGCATTTGTAACATTCATATATTCAGCTAATTTAAAAGTCTGAGTAAATGCTCTCTCTGCTATACCTTTATGAAGATACTCTTTATCTTCATTATATTTTACTTCACCAATTATTGATAAAGTATTTTCTTTTTGCTTTACAGTTATACTCTTTTCAGAAAATCCTGCTACTGCAAATGTTAATTTATATTTATGGTCATCCACTTTTTCTATATTGTAGGGTGGATAACTATTTGGGCGAATGTCAGCTAAATCATTAAATAAGCTGTCAAACCCCACTGTCATTGCCCGAAAGGGACTTAGGTCTATCCTTGTCATTTTTTTCCTCCTTATTAAGCAAGGTTATAATGGCATCTAACTTATCTTCTAAATTAGATATCCTTCTTTCTAATCCAACATTAGTGTCTGGAAAGAAAGAAATCTTTCTTTGATTATCAAGCATATTCCAAATTTTTTTAGTCATATGATTTCAAATATTTACAAGGTTTATTATTATATAATCCACAACATTGACCGCATTGAGTGCATTCACCTTCATATTCTTCTATTTGTTCATTCCAAATATAAGTACATTTATCAAATCCCATTGGTCTCATTTTATTATCAAGACACATTTTAGGGGGCCAAAACATTACCTCAAGCTTATTATCAACAATAAGTTTTATATTAGGACTTCCGGGAAAATAGTCTACTTTAAGACCTAACCTAGAGGATTCCCAACAACCGTCAGCATTGTTTGTAGAATTAAATCGTTTTTCTGGATTGTTATAGACAGAGCAGTAATATTTAGTCATATATTTATTATATCGCTGTATACTAATCTGTCAATAAAAATCTGATAAAAGGGGGCATTTAGCCCCCAAATATTGTATTAATTACGCAGTGTTTGAAGCAGTTTCATCTGAACCGCTAATATCACACATTAATGCCCAAACTCTGATTTTACCTGCAGTATCCTGTGCACCACCAATTGTTACATCAATAGTATCAGCAGAACCAAATACAACCATGTTACCAAATGGTAAACCAGTTGAAGCACTGTCAGTTACAGTTCTTAGGTCAGCGTGACCAGTTGCGTTAGTATCACCATCGACCCATCTGTCTGCGTCTCCACCATAACCTACATCGTAAGTTACAGAAGTAGAACCTGCAGTTAATACTTCAATACCCGCACATAGTACTAGCGTTTCTGCCGGTACGTTTAGAGCTTGAATTGTATCACCAGATGCAGGGTCAAATAATGAGTTGTCAATTGTGTTTTCAACCCAATAAGGCTTCCTTCTAGTAGAAGGATGGCCAGAAGTTGAACCAGTTACTTTACTTACTGTTGCCATTCTAGTGTCCTCCTATTAGTCTATTAATACGTGTCTAATCATAAGTGCTTCCGAACGAAGTACTTTTCTTCCAAACACGTGTAATCCTCTAACTATATCAGCAAAAGAATCTGGGTCTCTTACGACTTCTGTTTTTGCAATAGCGTTAGCAGTTGCAGTAGAAGACATATGTCCCCAAAGAATTTTGTAGTAGTTAGAAGTTGATGAAGCAGCGAAGTTGTTAGTCATGTACAATTTAAATCCTTGTACTAGACCGTCCATTACTCTACCATTTCTGATAGGTGATGCCGCATCGCCAGTAACAGACGCATCTAAAAGTTTTGCAGAAGATTGAGCTAATTGCTCATACCATTCTGGTGAACCTAAAAACCATCTGTTATCCATTGGAACGTCATTGCCATTTAATCTTTTAGCACAGTTAGCCATAATGTTAAGTGGGTCTGTTTCACTAGTGTCAAAACCAGTATCAGTTCCAGAACCATCAGAACCTACAGTTGTACCTGCACCAGATATCATTGCTGCAATTACGTTTTCGTCATATTTATCTTTTAGAGCATATGCTCCAGAAGAAGTAGCCAAAGCCTCCCAGTTCACGTGAGCTTGTCTTTCTTCGATATCGTCAACTTTAAATGCAAACGCATTAGCTTGGTCAACTACCATTTGTAGTTGGTCATCAGCTAGATTTTGGATGTTAATTGCTCCACCTCTAGTGTATGAACTTACGCTAATTGTTGGCTCTTTAATAATGTTAACAGTATCTCCGTAGTTATCAATCTCTCCTGCATAATCAGTATTAGTAATGTCTTCTACTACTGATGCAGTTCTAAAGAACTTTTGGACTTTTTGACTATAGATTACCGGTAGCCAATTGCCCGAAGGTAAGTTGTCATAACCGGCTGCTTTTGATATTGCCATGTTGTCCTCCTATAGACTGTTAAAAAAAGTTAGCCATTAACAATTCTACCTTCACGTCTAGCTAAATCAATATCCTTTTCGTGTTTTACAAACTCTTGAGGTTTCATTTTAGCTATAGTACTAAGTTTCCAGACTTTTTTATTTGTTACATCTACTTCTTTTCTAGCTGTAGAAGTTACAGATTTAGATGCTTCTAATGATTTATTAGGAGTTTTCTTTTTGCTATAACCTGTATCTACTTTGTACAAATCAATAGCTCTTGCTGCTAATGTTGCATTAGTTGCATTATCATATAACCACCCTTGAATTGTAGCATCTTGTTGACTAACCCATTCATGAAATTTTTCATCTTGTCTAATTTCATTAAAGTCTGGATGAAGTTTTGCTAATTCAACCTCAGCTTTCTCTTTTTGAACTGATACCTGTTTTGTTTCTAGTTCTTTAAGTTCACTTTCGATTTTTTTAGTCTTTTCATCAGCTTTAGTATATGCTATAGTTTCTATAACATCATAGACATCTGGATATTTAGTACGCCAAGCTTCTATTTCTTCTTTTGTTTTAGGTAGCTGTATTTTACCTGCTTCTTCTTCTAGCTGTTTTCTAAGTTTAATAACTTCGTCTTTATGCTTATTGACAGTAGAATCATAATGTCGTTTAAGGTCGTCGTAACGTTTCTTAAACACTTTCTCTTCAGCATTAACAGGGCGTTCTTCATCGGGAGTGGCTTCTTCGTCTGAAGAAGTGTCCTTTGAAACGGTAGCTGTATCCTCTGTTTCATCCTTATTTAAATCTTTTTTATATTTATTTCTATAAGGTGTAGGCTCGAGAAAAGCCTCAGTTTGAATCTCTTCAACTTGATTAGGCTCATCCTTTTCTTGTTGAATATCTTCTCTTTGGTCTTCCATTTTATCTCCTTGTGGGTGCTGTTGGAAGAACAGGTCGCCCGAATTTTAAAAAATTTTCAGGGGCTACGACTAAGCAGTCATAGGTGGCCTGTTCATTGGTGCTCCTAAACCCTCTGGTGCAGGAGCTTCTGCAGGAGCAGCCATTGGTTGCTCAGCAGAAACTGGTTGTTGTGCAGATGTCATATCCTCTACAAATTGTTGCATTGAATTGTCTGGTGAATCACTTGGATATTTATTCATAATTATTGAAACTGGTATTACTACTACTGGTTCTTTAGGGCCTCTGTCTGCTACTGCAGATACATCTATACCTTTTGCCGATAGTG